GCAACAAATAAGAATTTTTCGTTGCATAGTTATGCGTTCTAGGGAGAACGTGCCGCAGGAAAGTGGTAAACTGTCCCTTGCCAGGAGAAGCCTGGCGCGCGGAATGACAGATAAAAAGATGGTGGAGGGCCTTCGACGAGTTAAACTCGGAGGTCCCCGTCATCCTGTTGTTTCGCAACTTGAAGACGTCGTGATCAAACGTCTTCAAAGTTCATTTGACAAATCTGAAGGAGATTCAGTCGAGAGGTTCAAACAGATCATTAAATCCTTGGCGATGCCAATGGCAGTTCTTTGGGACTACCATTTTCATCAAAAAGGTCACCGGGAAGAGAAAAATAGATTCTTGGAATCCTTCGTGGAAGGATTAGAATACTTACATTCCCTTGGTGGAGAGACCTCTGATGTGGACTTGGGGTACCTTAAGTGGTACCTTTCCAGTCTATACCAGAGAGGCGTGGGTGATATGTTTTTAACGCAAAATCACAAACCCCTGGAACGGAGTTCGGAACTACAACAGATGAGAAAACATCTCTTCAATGGAGTTTTAAACAGGTTGCTAAAGCAGATAGTGCAGAGAGCCAAGGCTCGATCACTCAAATGCTTAATTATCCTATCTACGTTTCTGCAGTCGAAAGACGTCTGGCCCAAAATGGGGCAGGTAACTTTGACTAAAACTCTTCTTGGACACATGGAGGGTTTGGGGACTGTGCCGCCGCCTATACCAATGGAGATCGTTAATGAGATCTGTTTGGTTGTTGATACGGTAATTGGATTTAACTTTCGAGGTTCGAAGTTGTCCTTTTCCGATCACGCTTCATTCGATAATCCGAGAAGCGAGGGTGGCGCGGGCGCTGAGGTACTTGGTAGGGGATTGGTTCCCCCGCCGAGGTTCCGTAAGACTACAGACTTATTTTCCTTTCCATGTGGGAGGATTTTTGAGGTGCCGATTTTTGATATTGGGACAACTGTGGTTAAGCGGTTACAGCGTCGTGAGTTTATAGACGTAATGGGGGATGTGCACCATGTCACTGGCCTACAAGACGTACAGATAGAGGATAAGATCTGGACGAAAGTTGGGGCTAGGAAGGTTTGGAGAGACGCTACACTTAGGGACTTTGCTGAGAAGCTTGGTCAGTGGAAAGAGGCTTTCTTCGATGAATTGGAGGAGAGATATTGGTACGAGAAGGCATACTTGAACGATAAAGTTCGTGTGTCGGTGGTCAGTGAGGCGGGTAAATTCCGTCCGATCACACTTGGCGATGCTTCTCTATATTATTATCTTCAGCCGCTTCAAGGAGATCTCCTTAGTAAGTGGAAAGATACTACCTTCTCAACCATGAATGATACGTGGTTGGATGACTTAATTGGTACACAAATCCCGGAAGGGTGGGTATGGAATTCGGGTGACTACAAAGGAGCGACTGATAATTTGAACAGTAATGCCTGCCGAGTCGCTGAGCTGAGAATTCTCGAGAACTTGGGTTTAACCGGTCTCATCACGCACTTAACTGATGCGGAGATCTGGTATAAAATCAAAGATTTCAAGGAGGATCCTCGGACAAAGATTCCACAGATACCACTCCGTCTAGGAAGCCATTGTGTTAAAGGCAAAACGGGTTGGTTTTTCAAGATGAAACAAGAGAACGGTCAACTGATGGGGCATCCCCTGTCATTTCCGGTTCTATGTCTGATCAATTTAGCAGGTCTTCAAATCGCTCTCAAGAGGGGGCGAGAGAGGGGACTTGTGACTAAAGAGACATGTGAGTTTATCTTGAGGAACACGAAGATTAATGGAGATGATATTCTTTTCCCCTGCCCGGCAAGTTTTTGTCAGGTTTGGGAGGATGCCACTGCTGAACTGGGTCTAAAACTCTCAGTTGGGAAATCTTACGCCAGCGAGTATTTCGCGGTGATAAATTCTCGTCAGTTCGTGGTTACCAAGCGCGGTCTTCAGCGCTTTGAGTATGTCAACTTCAGTCTAGTGGAAAACTATAATCTTAAGAAGGAAAAGGATGGCAAAAAGCTCACCCCCTGGGAAGTGGGACACTCTTTTAATGAGATGTTCCAATTTTCTAAGGGTTTGGGAGTTGCATTCTTGCCCGACGCGATTCAGAATCGATCGGAGGGACTGCCGTTAACCGGTTTTGTTCCTAATTTCTTCGTTCCTTGCCACTATGGTGGCTATGGAGTTGAACCAAAATGGTCCGACAAGGATAAGATCAAGGTTTCCATTGAACAGCGACAAGTAGCTTCGCTGTTTCATCAGGACGTTTTATCTTCGTTCGCATTTGCGGATGGACTGGGTGAGCTCGATCGTGAGTCTCGCCGCTTCTCTAAGCGTTTGCCAAAATGCTATCCCTTGAGTAAGGGGATGAGCGTTTGGGGAGCCGAGGAGTCTGGAACATTCGAAACGCGGATACAATCCGTTGAGGTGAGGGGAGGGGAAGTCAGTTTGACTTGGGCCTCCGCTCGCAAATCCTACGGAACCTGGCTTGGAGTATTGAACTCCACGAGGTTCGTAAGGGGAAAATTTACTCCTAAAGCTCCGGTCATGAGGAAACTCGCCCGGGAAAGGCTTAAGGGGGTTGCGCCGATGAAGGTAGAGAAGATATTTGCAGGAAATTATATCCTCACTTGTCCTCAAAATCTGCCTAAACCAGCCACAGCGCATTTCTCATACGAAAACTTTGGAATTCATGATTGGTCACAGTATGCACCCGTGAGAATACGAACTCACTCGTCTGGCGATGGCAGGCTTGCTATCGCTGGATCTCGCAAATTACGTGAGATGCTGGACAACACTGTTGACCGTACTCCTGGCTTGGAGCAAGTCTAGCTCCATTCCTTCGACGTCCTAAGCAAGACGTTAAAAGGCTATGCCCTGAAAATGGCTTTAAACTTTTCCGCGGGATCAACAAAGACGGTGTTCTTCGGATTGATAAGGATAATGACCTTACCTGAGGAAATAGTTAGACGCTTAACACGCGCACCGAAATCTAGTTGATTCCTGTACCGGTTGCGATAAACCGAGTTAGGGGGTTTTAGGAATTAAATGGTCCAAAACGCTTCGAGGTGTAGAGTTCTCAGAGCTCCGGTCGTGCCCTAAAGAAAGGCACACGTGAAATCCATCCAATTGCGTGCTAAGTCTCTGCAGATGATTAACGTAAAGTCGAATAACATTGCATATAGGGTAAATGCCTAGAGACTGCACGGATCAGCAGCGAATTAGGACGAGGAAGGTGTTGCTTTTCTTCGACGAGTTAAACTCGGAGGTACAACACTACTTCGCCCGGTTGAGACGCTGTGTCCTAAGATGAACAGTCCTTCCAGTTGCTGGGAAGGGTCCCCGATGACAGCAAAGAAGGGAAATAAACAGAAGGCATCTTCCGCGAAGATGTCCCTTAAGCAAGCGGTGGCTATGGTAGCCAGCTCGTCCAAGCGTATAACCAAAAAGAAGAAAGTAAGATCGGCGAAGTCGGCGGGTCTGTCCAGTGTTCTGGCAGCAGCAATGACTCCGCGCAGGGCGCGTGTCCCCCAATTTACAGCTAACCGCGGTAATCCCGTTGTATCTCATTCTGAGTACATCGGTGATATCACTGGTTCTACTGCATTTTCGAACGCGCAATACTCCTTAAATCCTGGCCTTTTATCAACGTTTCCTTGGTTAGGAACCGTGGCGGGCGCATGGGAGAATTATGACTGGAAGAAGCTCCAGTTCCGTTTTGTTTCGACAAGCGGGACTGCAGTGGGGTCCACGAGTACTGCTCTTGGGTCGGTTATGATGGCGACCCAATATGATATTTCAGATACTGCCTTCGCTAACAAGCAATCCATTCTCAATTTTGAGGGTGCGGTTGATGGTGCTGCATGCAAAAGTCTGACACACGATGCCCTTCGGGGTTATCTCCGACCGGAGAAGTCGTTCTTCACGCGAGTGGGGACCGTTCCCTCTGGGTATGATCCGCGTCTTTATGACATGGGTGTGTTCAGCATTGCTACTGCAGGGATGCAGGGTGCGAATGTAGTCGGGGAGCTTTGGGTTGATTACTCTGTAGAGTTGATTAAACCGAAGCTAACCGGCGCTTCGGCCAGCGGATCCGCACATGTGAGTTCAGTTACGTCCGTGACAGGTACTAACCCTATCGGAACGGTTGCACTGACCACTACACCGTCTTCAGGTATTTCGGTAACACGACTATCTGGAACCACATTCTCAATTAACCAGTTAGGTAACTTCCTGGTTTCAATGAATTGGACATCCTCCGCGAACATTGCTGCTATTCCGACGATTGGTTTTACAACCAATGCGACGGCTCTCAACTTCCTCAACCAGGATGGGGCGAGTACTAATGCAGTTTATGTTTCAACGAACGCTTCGCTATTCTTTGGTGTCTCAACCTCAGCGGGAACTTGTGTTCTCACTGTGGGAGGTTTAACCAGTATGGCGGCGTGTGCGTTGGATATCTTCGTGACTCAAATCCCTCTTGGGTATACTGTCCAGCGGACCATTCCTGACTCTGAGCGAGAGCTTATGAAACGGTTGGAAGCCCTGGAGCTTTGTTTATCCCAAAGGAGCGGAGAGGATGATGAAAGCTATGACTTTGATCGCGAGTGCGAGTCAAAAGGCAGGCGAAAGAAGATCTACTGAGCTTCAACGTCCGAAAAGACGGTAAACTAATCTCGGTGCGTGTTCTGTGCACTAGTGGAGATTCTTATGATGATCCTCGAATGCTTGGGGCTGGAAAGCGGCTAATTGATCGAAAAGATGTTAGACTCGAATGGGGCTTGAGTGCTCAGCCACTTCACCGTGGTATTCTCTGAGAACGGATATTGATCGGCCTGAAAGGGCCCGCCGACCTAGTAATAATCGACAGAGCGGTGAACGCATCTGGGACATTTAACCGGACAAATGACCTGGTCTGGTGGTTGGAAACCTTAACTCCAAGGAAGGAAACCTTGAAAATAACAAACCGAGTCTAGTCAACTCGAGAACGAACCTCAGTCCGTCATGGTGGGTTTGAAGAAGTAGGACTTCGCGGAAGCGGGCGAAAGCCCCGAAAACGTGTAATAATCGTCATTGAGTGGATAGGGATGAAATCCCGCTCTGTGACTCGATGAAGACACGACCTGTGGAAAGGAACAAGAGGATTGGACCCCTCATAATCTAAACTTTCCGTGAAGCGCCAGATCTATTGCCTGGCTGAGAAACTGCAATATGTTAACATTTTCCTTTTGTAACGCGTTGTGCAACTGCGCCCGGAAGGTGGTCGGAAGATCCACTTTTAAGGACACTTGAAGCCAAAAGCTTTTGAGTGATTAGGAAAACATTGTCTCGGAATTTTGGGTTCCGGTGGGTGAAACCACTGGGACTGTCACAATCAAATTACTTGGGTAGAGCAACCTGAGTGGATAGTAGTGATTACAATTTTGAGGAGATGCAGAATCTTGCGAGTCGGGGTAGTGAGAGGTAGGGAATACCTCATACTGTCAGACTACCCGTTTGAGCTATTTCGATACTGTGTGACTACAGCGGATCGAAACCGAACGTCCGTACACGCTCTCCAAAGGATAGGAGAACTC